ATGGCGTTTGATGACTATGAGTGGGACCACCCAGATGGTACAGATAAGAACCCTAAGCCAGCAATAGATGCTTGGCTAAACAAACACAAAGATGAAATCGAAATCCTACGTAAGGGATGGCAAGTATGGATAAGGAAAAAGTAAATGACAACTGTTGCCAAGAAAGCCACACCTGCTGCAATTGCTGTGCTGCGCCAAGCGACGGCATTAAGACCGAAGCGCAAGAGAACCAGCGATGGTCTTCTACCATCTGCTGCTCATCTGAAAGCAAGTCCGACTTCGGACCACAATACTGGGCTAGCAGTAGACCTCACTCATGACCCTAAGAATGGTATAGACTGCGCCGAGATATTTGAAAATCTAAAGACAGACAAGCGTGTAAAGTATTTAATATTTAACAAGAAGATTTGGTCTAAAGAAAGAAACGGTGAGGGTAATAGGAACTATACTGGTTCTAATCCACACATGAAACACATACATATTTCCATTGAAGAGAAACATTCTAAGGATACATCTCCTTGGTTCTCTTGGATGGATAGGCCCGTATACAATACGGTAGACCAGGCCAGGGCTATGGCCTTAAAACTAAAGCCACTCCCAAAAAAGAAAGAGAGCAAATGAAGAAGTTCAAGTTATCAGCAAAGCAAAAGGCAGCATTTAAGTCTTACCTGCGAGCAGTCCTTGCTTCAGCAATCACTTTAGGATTGGCATTAGCAGCCGACCTAGCACCACAGTATGCCATTGCAATCGGCGCTGTGTTCGGTCCATTGGTTAAATGGGCAGACAAGGCTGAATCAGATTTTGGAGTAGGCTCCAAGTAATACCTTTTAAACGGCTTTAAACGGCCTTTAGAGACACGAAACCCCCCGACCTTAGGTAATCACCTTTGGAAGGGGGGTCTTTTGTGTTTTCTAGGTAGCCTTCCCCTCGCTACTTAGCCAACTCTTTTGTGACCCAGAGCACATATCCTGGTTGTACAAGATACCCTTTGCTTGGGTTTGGTTCTATGTCACAGGTTATCTCTTCCCCATACAACTCAACCGCTTTGCGCAATACTGAGGTAGGTACAATAAGTACCACACCCTCTAATACAAATGCCCAGTATTCAGCCTTCGTTGCAGATAGACCTGAGGCATACCAAGACTGGTTATTGTGAGACCAACACTCGGTTTCTATATAGATGTTGTTTGTGTTCTTCCACTTTAAATCAGTCTTGACTTCTATTGTTTTGTTACCAGTCAGTAACCCTTCGACCAGTCTTTCGCCAGCCTGTCCTACCGATAAGTCTAAATCAAAGTCAGATAGTTTACTCATTATATCCTATTGTATATATTATATATATATTATAATAGACCCCAGAGGGGTCTTATATATATTATCTTATGTATTTAATTATACACCTAGGAAAGATACATGTCAAGTATATTTTATAGTTGACAGATTTACCTGATTGATATATAATACACCTATGGCAATTGAACTGCAAGGATACACATTACCTGAGCATATATCATACTCAGCGTTTACAACATTCATTGACTGTGGGTATCAGTATTACCTAGGTCGATTACTTCAACTACCCGAAGAACCTTCGGTGTGGTCTGTGGGTGGCTCCGCCTTTCACTCAGCAACTGAGGCTTGGGATTTGGAGAACCTATAATGTTACTAGCACAGAACTACTGGGATAAAGCATGGGCAAAGGAATCAGATGGTAAAGATTTAACCTTCGCTAGGGTTGGTGGTCGTGCTACCAAAGCATTCCCTAATAAAGAGAACGTAGATTTTTGGCAAAAGACTGGACCTGAATGGGTTCAATCATATATCGATTGGCGTATTGCTAATCACAACTGGAAAATCTGGCACACACCAGAAGGCGCACCTGCCGTTGAATTGGGTTTGACACCTACCTTTGCCGATATACCTGTTAAGATGGTTATCGATAGAGTCTTTGAAGTTGATGGTGAATTAGTCGTGGTTGACCTAAAGACTTCACAGCAAACCCCTTTCAGCACGCTACAACTTGGCTTCTACCGCCTAGGACTTAAACAAGTTCTAGGGGTAGATGTTAAGTACGGAGCCTACTGGATGGCAAGACAAGAAGGAACTACTCCACTCATAGATTTAACTGGATACACAGATGAGAAGTTAGAGTATCTTGTTAGTGGATTTGACAAAGCACGCAAGGCTGGAATTTTTATACCAAATACAAACAACTGCAATAGATGTGGACTGACAGAGTATTGTCAGTTCTCTTCTAAGAAATGAGAAACATGGCAAATGAAGACTGGAAACTACAAGTTTCCTACAAGACACCAACAGGTGATATGATAAACATCCGTGCAAACACGGCAGATGAATTGTCTGTGCTGTTAGAAGGCATTGGCGATTACTCTACACAAATCTCCTCTGTGCAACAGAAGGTAGTAGGTGCTTATACACTAGCCCCTTTATCGACCACGAGTTCCACTATCGGCACAAAGCCCTTAGCCTCCTCGCCTCCAACCCAGGTGTTGCCAGCATCAGGTACAGCGTCACCAGTATGTAAGCATGGTGCTCGTATTTGGCGAGAAGGAATTAGCAAAGCAAGCGGAAAGCCTTATGCATTCTGGGCGTGTCCTTCACCACAAGGCACACCTGACCAATGCAAACCAGTTAACTAACAATTAAATAATGAGGAAGAGTCGTAGCCGAATTACACCAGTTGCATTTTGGTTGCGACTCTTCTTTCAAGATAGAAAGGAACCAGGATGCGTACACTTGTCCGCTCAGTTGGTCGTGCCAGTATCGGAGGGGAACCTTTACCTTCCTGCTTTAAGGCGTTCGATTCCAATAAAATCATTGTCCGTCGTTCCGAAGTTTCGATGTTCGCAGCAGCGCCAGGTGTGGGTAAATCAACTTTAGCATTAGCATTAGCACTTAAAATGAAAGTGCCGACGTTGTATATATCGGCAGATACTAACGCTCATACGATGGCTATGCGATTAGCATCTATGATTTCGGGTAAGAGTCAGTCAGATGTAGAAGGAATGTTGTCATCTGATGTAGGTTGGACTAAGGCTACTCTTTCAAAGAGTAATCATATTGTTTGGTCATTTGAATCTGCGCCAACGCTTCAAGATATTGATGAAGAGGTGCAGGCATTTGAGGAACTATGGGGTTGCCCACCAGTTCTAATTGTAGTAGATAATTTAATGGACGTAGCCACCGATGGTGGTGAAGAGTTCGCTTCTATGCGAGCCATCATGAAGGAGTTAAAGTATCTTGCTCGTGCAACTAATGCTGCTGTTGTTGTGCTTCATCATACTAGTGAAGCAGTTACAGGTTCTCCGTGTCAACCGCGAAGTGCTATTCAGGGCAAGGTTGCACAACTACCTGCTCTCATCTGCACTCTCGGAGTTGTTGGGACCTCAATGGGTGTCGCGCCAGTTAAAAACAGATACGGAAGAGCAGACGCAGGAGGAGGTCTCATGACATGGATTGCCTTTAACCCTGAGTATATGTTCGTTGACGATATTCCAGAGAATCACTAATGCAAAAAGATATTGGCAGATATACAGTTACTGTTGCACCGAACAGTAGATATTGTTTTGGTATAGGATTCGAAAGATATCCTATACTTGAGTGGACTGAAGAAGAAGAACTAGCAAGAGTTACTGCTTGGGTTCTTAGGTTTGACTTCTTGTTTTTCTTTATTAACTTTGCTAGGTATCCAAGGGTGGCATGGCGTGAGTAGTTATGGCAAGCGTAAAGGTTCTACCTTTGAGACTTCAGTTATGAAGTGGCTTAGGTCTAAGAAGGTAATTGCTGAGCGCCTTACCAAAGCAGGCTCTAAAGATGAAGGTGATATAGTTGCTATGGTTGCTGGGCAAACTTATATCTTTGAATTAAAAGCAACTAAGAAGATTGACTTACCTAGATTCTGGGCAGAAGCCACAGTTGAAGCAGAGAATTATGCTAAGGCTAGAGGTTTAGATGAGGTGCCACCTAGATATGTCATAGTCAAAAGACGCATGGCTGGTATAGATAAAGCCTGGGTCGTAGAGAATTTGGAGCAATGGGTTGAGAGGAACTGTGAATGACTTACCGAGCATTAGAGAAATACTTATCCACTATGGAGCGAGTGTACGTCAAGGTCATGGGCAGGTCAATCTCAAGTGTCCTTTTCATGGTGACACGCACCAAAGTGGGAGTGCGAATCTTGATGAGAATATTTTCATCTGCTTTGCTTGTGGAGTCCAGGGCAATTCGTTACAAATCGTTGCGCAACAAGAAAGGGTAGACATCCGTGAAGCAAAAGGAATCGCAGAAAGAATTGCTGGGACAAGCAACTCAGAAGTACGCGGCAAACATTTATCAGGCAGAAGCCTACCTAAAAAGTCGCGGTATAACAATGGAAGCAGCACGGTTGGCACGATTAGGCGTGGTCGCGGAGCCTGAGGTTGGACATGAAGCATTCACAGGACGACTATCCATACCGTATATTACCAAGAGTGGTGTTGTCGATTTGCGTTTTCGCTCTCTTAATCCTGCTGTTGAACCTAAGTACATGGGAATGACTGGCTCAGATACCAAGATGTATAATGTTTTAGATATAGAAAAAGCAGGAGATTACATTGGTATATGTGAGGGTGAGATAGATACAATCACTATGTCATCACTAGTAGGTATACCATGTGTTGGTGTGCCTGGTGCTAACAGTTGGAAAAAGCACTATACTAGATTGCTTGCTGACTTTGAGAGAGTGTTTGTCTTTGCTGACGGAGACCAACCAGGAAAAGAATTTGCTACATCATTAGCAAGAGAGTTACCAATTACTATTATACAATTACCTGATGGGCAAGATGTGAACTCTATGTTCGTACAAGAAGGTTCACAATACTTCCTTCAGAAGGTGGGAGTAAATGACTAGGAAAAAGATTCCACCATGTCCCGAATGTGGTGAACACTTTGAAAATGCTTTCGATGCAACCGACCATCTGTTAGAAGATGACGAAGAGTTTGACCCAGCATTGGTGCTACCAAATGGGTATAGACTAATGATTGGTTCTTTGCTTAGATGTATATACAGATACGCTGATAGCCCTGAGAATATTAAAGGGATAGCAGAGTCTACTTATATGACATTGTTTACGGCAGAGACACAACCTAATGTAGTGGCAGGTATAATCGAAGATATGATAGTTGACACACAGATGACGGACTTAGATGAAGAACTTAAAAAACTACTTGAAAGAGGGGAGTGACGAATGGCAAATCATACAACACTTAATAAACCAAGGGTTCAAGATAACGGACATAACCATAAACCAATCGGAACTAGAAGTGAAGATATCAGTTCCGCTTTCGAAAGAGATGTAGATAAAGCATTCAGAGAACTAGAGAAACTACTGCTATCAAAGCATAGGGACTATGGTCCACGCAATATTGCTGACGCACCTGGCGGTGCAATCAATGGTCTTCGTGTTAGAATGCATGACAAACTAGCACGGATAAATAACTTAGTTGATAACAATAAAAATCCAGAGCACGAATCACTTGAAGATTCCTTCAAGGATATGGCTAACTATGCAATCATTGGACTGCTAGTTCTGAGAGATAAATGGGATAAGTAAATGAAAGTTATAGTCTGCGTCTCAGATTTGCAAGTGCCTTACCATGATAGGAAGGCAGTCTCTGTCCTTTCCCGTTTCATTAAGTCTTACAAACCTGATGAAGTAGTGTCAGTCGGAGATGAAATGGATATGCAGACCATCTCAAAGTGGGCGAAAAATACTGACTTGGAGCATGAAAAGTCTATCGCCAAAGATAGAGATGAAACTCATCGCGTGCTTGAATCGTTAAAGATTAGACATATGATACGAAGCAATCATACAGATAGATTGTTTAATACAATTAAGATGCGAGCACCTGGACTAGCAGGACTACCTGAATTAGAGTTAAAGAACTTCTTAAAACTTGATGACTTAGGTATTACCTATCATGAAAAACCATACGAACTAGCACCTAATTGGTTGTTGCTACATGGTGATGAGGGCAATGTCCAGCCTACTGCTGGTGCTACCGCTCTTGGATTAGCCAAGCGTGCTGGTATGTCAGTAGTTTGTGGTCATACGCACCGCATGGGTCTCACACATTATACACAGTCATACTTCGGTGGTCATCCAAAGACTTTATGGGGTATGGAAGTCGGCTGCTTAATGGACTTTAAGTTCGCTAAGTATGTAAAGGGTGGGCTATTCACATGGCACAAGGGCTTTGGTGTCTTGTATGTAGATGGAAATAAAGTTATACCACATCTCGTTCCAGTAAATATGGACGGGTCATTTGTATTCGATGGAAAGGTTTGGAAATAATTTAATATGGATTGGCAACGCATTGAGAAGTGGGACTATGTAGTGGTCGCTGTCGCCTCTGAATACCATAAGAAGTTTACTATGGTAGAGATGGAAGACATTAAACAATCACTGTATCAATGGTTCGTTGAGCACCCAAATAAACTTGATGAATGGGAAGCGATAGGTGAGAAGGATGCTAAAAACTTAATCTATCGTTCACTTAGAAATCAAGCATTAGATTATTGTCAGCGTTGGAAAGCCAAGTCAGTTGGCTATGATGTTGCTGACTTACATTACTATGAGCCAGTAATTGTTGAGGCTATCTTGCCAGGAGTATTGCGTGGTGAGTATGGTGTAAGTCACAAGTTAAATCTAGGTGGAACTAATCGTCCACAAGCACCAGCCGAAGGCGGTAACTTAAATGTAATGATGTTCGAGATTGACTCTGCGTATTACAAGTTAAGTAAAGAGGATAGAAAATTACTATTCTTGCGACACGCAGAGTCTCTCGACTTCAAGGAGATAGCGAACTTCCTTGAATTGTTTAGCGAGGATACTGCTCGGATGAGACACAAGCGAGCAGTTAAAAGATTAATAAATAAGATAGGTGGTTTCAGACCATATCTTGAAGAAGACTCACCCGATAAAGAGAAGTCCGAAGTAGACGAAGTAGAAGAAACTAATCACGCCGCCAATGAACATGAGTGGCACGATGATAGGGGCGAGGAAGATAAGCAAGTTAGTTAGTCTTCTCATCCCACATCCATTCCTGTTCCATTGGGTCAACCCATAGGCTCTCGCCGTAGTCTGCCCAAAACTTTGCTAGCATTTCTTCTTCCTCATCCTTATCTGTAATACCTTCAGGTCTATTAGAGTTCATGCATTTCATCCCACATTCTATCGGGGTCATCACCATAGTCGTGTGACTCATCGGGGTCATGTCGCTCACCGCATTCATCGCACCTTTCATTACCATAGTATGCTACATCATCTTCTAATCTAGGCTCAGCCATGCTGATTGTTTCTTTCAGGCAATATATATTTATACATAGTAACACTACCTTCGCTATCGCTGAATAAGTTATCGAAGTTACCATCAAGCAGTCCATATAAATCTTCATTAGAAAAATCTACATCGACATCTAATTGTAGTTCGAATTTAATTGTTTCAAATGTTGTCATGCTATCCTTTCCAATATGGTTTACTCTTAGTCTTTACTGCTATTAGTTCTTTATACTGCCGTTGTCCTGCGTCCATAGCAGAAGCATACCTGTCCAACCTAGCAATTATTTCCTGCGCTAAATGATATGACTCTAACTTCTTGAAGCCAAAGCCCATCAATGTATCTACAACCTTGTCGTGTCTATCGCTATGATACTTCAGCACCATTGTCATCCTCTTCATCTATCCCAAACATATCAGCGAGCATTTTGTTTGCCTCTTCTAATATCTTAATTGCTGTGTCCACTTATCCTCCTGTCGAGTAGAAGCCTGTCCCATTAAACTTGATTGGAACTGCGTTGTATTCTCTACGCATTTCCCTACTGCATTGTGGGCAGTCAACTACATTATCTCTGTCGTCTACACTACGAGATAATACTAACTGTGTCTTGTCGTCAAGACATCTATACTCATATGTTGGCACTAGAACTCCCAACTAATCCAAAAGAATACCAAGTCTAAGTCAAAGGTATATTTATTTAGACCGAAGCCTATGCCTATACCCCTAAAGTTATAACCTAAACTCAGGTAAGACCTGCCTATCTTGAACTGCTTTACCTTAGATAACTTCATTAGTCTATCCTCTCTGCGTCGATTGGTGTCGGCGCTGTTGCTCTTGTGCCACACATAGCACACTCCATATCTAGGAAATACATATCTATATCTCCGCTATCGCTATCGAACTTAACCTTTAGCGACCATACATTACAACCACATGGGCATACCGAAGTTGGATTACCTCGTATGTCCATAGCATTATTGTAATCCTTTGGTTTCATATCATAGATACTCTTGTATCTCTTTGGTTTCATTAGTGATAACCCTTCTTCTCAAAGAACTTCCAAGCATTACAAGGGGTGTCATATCTGTGGTAGATATACTTAAGCCCTCTGTCAATCTGAATTGTTGCTGGTAAGTTAGGGTCTAAGCCTAGTAATTGTGGAATACCGCCAGCATTCTTACCCATTACTTTAATCTTATTGTATGCTTCGGGTCTCCAATTACTTTCCTTAGTCCACAATTTTACAAGGCACTTGTATTCTTTGTAATGCCAATCAAGTAGTTGGTCTAGTGCGTAGGACTTACTGTCCTCTACTGTCCACTTCTTCTCTTGATTTTCTTTTAGATACTTATTGGTTGCGTCTTTTATAGGGAACGCAGAAGCAAAGCCGAGCACAAAAGCAAGTGCGATTGATACTATAACTCTATACTTGTTTCTCATATCTTTCCTCTCTGTCGAACTTTATTCTATCCCTCACCTTATTGGCAAAGGTAATCTTCTTGCTTCTATCGAAGCCGAGTATTGGCAATTCGGCAGCAATCATTCTTTCACCTGCCATAATACCGCCCCATACACCATGCTCTAAGTTATCTTTACGCATACCTTCTTCTAAACATAAGTCCTTAACACTACACATACCACATATCTTTAGTGCTTGTATAGTTCTAGTGATTAACATCTCACTCTCTTTAATAGAAGGTCTGCCCGACCTGTCCTGTTCTACCTCATCAGAGAACCATAGGTCAGGGTCATCGCTGTTGCGACACAATCCATTCTTACTTAGTATATCTTTATTCTCTTTACTACCACGATTGACAGTATAGTAATTCCAAAATGATGCTTGACCCTTCTTCATATCTATCCTCTACTGTGAACAGGGACGCACACCGCTTGTATAGTAGCGTTCCGTAATTGTATAGCCCATGCTTGGGCTTCTTCTAAAGTCTTAAATAAACCATAGGATACCACGCCATCTTCGGTATCTGTAAGTGTAATGTATCCTTCTAACCATGAGCCAACAGGTTCATGATTAACTACGATATCTTGTGATGACATGGTATCCTTTCGGTTATTAGGTATATATTAGGCAGAGAACACGACATCGACATATCCGTCAAGTCGTGAGTGGGTAGCAATAAGACCCTTCTTACCTGTTAAATGCTTGTATGTGCCGTCGCCTAGCGAAACCCATACTGACTTAGGCTTAAAGCGTGTCTGTCCTACGCTAGCCTTTACAATAGTTCCACGAGGATAGAAGTCATTGTCCATATCTAGTGGAAGTGAAGCGAGTTCATCTACAATATCTTGTAGAGAGTAAGCGATACTTGCTAGGTAATCGCTATTGATTGTCGTGATTGACATATCATTACCTTTCATTGTCGTGTTATCTACCTAGCACCTTACTAGATAGAGGGTGAGCAGTTTAATGTCGTGCTCAGGACAATCCGCTAACCGCAATCAAGGGCTAGAAGGAATACTAAAAGTCAAGTGGCTCTTTACTATACCACTTCGGTGAGTGCCAATTATCTTCTGATAAGTAGCGATTTATATACTGTTGTTCTTGGACTATGGAGAACTTGTCGGCTTCATTGTAGCACATACAATCTGTCATAGTCATACCGCAATCGAAGCAGTTCATACACATGTCGCAGTAGTATGGGTTATCTTCCATATCTACATCTTCATCACACCACATACACTTGGCTAGTATATCGGCATTGTAATCATCTAATTCCATACTACCACTTATGCTCTTGTCGAGATAGTCATCATACCCATAGTAGTTAGTGTATGAAGTAGTGCGTGGCGTAGATACTGTGCGCTTGTGTGATTGGTTAGACCACCATACACCGCTATCGTCCCATGTGCCTAGACTTTCGTTAATAATATACATGGTGTATTTGGCACTAGGGTCTAAGGTCATGATTGCTACCTTACTACCGCTAGACCAAGACGACACCATATCATATACATATTCGTCATCTAACGCAGACACACCGCCTAGTCGTGGCAGTAATTCTTCTGCCATAATACGAGTATCACTACGCTTATCACCTTTCGGTATATGAATATCTAACACACCATTGTGAGCGAGATAAGTCAAGTCGCTATCGCCTACCTTAAATGGGTGGCAATTCTGTTCGTTCTTTACCCCATGAGTAGCATACCTAGCGTGCCACATAGCGTAGCCTTCGGGATACTGCTCACGCAGTTCTAAGAACCGCTTGACCGACTTCTTCGCAGACATACTGCGTTCAGATATAATACCTTCGGGTGTCTGTATCGCAAAGCCAAAGCCATGCGGATTACTACACGCACCATTGTGTAAGTCATCTTTACTCGGTGTCGAGTTCGGATTACATACTACTAATAGACACATACCTACCCCCCTTACGCATTTATCATCTCTATATTCTTTAGATTTACATGAGATACTTTGGACATACGCTCATATAAATTAGGGTAGAAACCATTGTTAGTTTCTACATAGTCATAGAACCAATCCCACTTTAACATGCCTAACTTAACATCTGATATGGTCATATCTCTAGTGTATTCTATGCTTGCGTGTGCTAGTTCGATAGCACTAAGAACACCGCTAGGCTTAGTAGTTCCCCTAAAGAACCGCAGTTCTAGCGTGTGTTCGTTCTGCGTATTGACCGCAGAATATCTTTCGGTATGGCTTCCGTTTAACTTATGCTTGACCGAAAAGTATGGTCTATCATATTCGTCATACTGCCACACATCATTAAACTTCGCATAGTCAGACTTACGACCTGCGAACTTCATCATCTCTGGTGCGTTCTTATAGATAAGCGTTAGCCACCTATGCGTATGCGCACCACTCTTAAACCCTGCTCTACTTACATGGATATGGATACCGCAGTTATCTGCGTCCCATGACCTTGCTTGCTCATTATCACGCAGATAATCTAAACCTTGCCATAGGTTAGACATCTCGCTATTCCAATACCCGAAGGATAGTGGGTGAGATACTAACTCGAACCCCATGTGTCCACCCCTACCGATACTGCTATCATCTTTAAGGTAGATACTATCGCCTACCTTACTTTGGATATACTGCGAACTCTCTCGCAGATTACCCGACCTAATCTCCATCTCTAACTCTAGCCCGAAGTATAAGCCATGCTTATCTTCACCGAAGAAGCGTGGGCTAGGCTTGTATGAGTATTGGTGGATTAGGCTAGACCTACTGCTACTACCTTCACCGCACCCTTCACACTCTCTACTAAAGTATTGGTCGCAATCTTCGCAGTATGAACCTTCATGCTCATAGCACCCTTCGCACCAATACTCACCCCTATCTTCGATATGATACATACTCTCACTATCGGAATATGTATTGCTACATCTCTCACAATAGTTCGTGTGGTTCTCCCAGCAACTCTCGCAATAATCACCGATACCTTCTACATAATGGGTATTGTCGTTCCATGTATATTCTTCGCAGTTATTACACCACGCTCTACAATCTTCACATAGTAGAGTATCATCTACGAACATCAAGTCATCTTCGTTAGTCGTGGTATAACTACATGAACCGCACCCATATTCGGTAGGTTCTTCATCATCTATCGGCATATCATCACCCCCTTGTAGCCTATATTATAGCACCTTGCT